CATGATAAGAAGATTAAAAATGATGCGCCATCTTTCAAGTATATAATGAAAGAGGAAATTTTTGAATTTGATAAAAACGAAAAATATTTCAACCAAAAAACTTCAGAAAGATCAAACGTTAAATTATTAGATTTTTTCGAATTAAGAAATTTTAGAGATTTGATCCAAGAAGATAAAGTGCCCGTTCTAATTGATGAAAATTATACATACTTTTTTAAATCAGAAATTGAACAATCGCCTGAAAAATTTTCAAAATTATTAAATCCAACAGATACTAATGAATGGTTTAGTTCAAAGTACACTCTACTTAATAACAACTGCTGGTTAAAATAATTATAAATAATTAAAAAGGTATTTAAATGGCATCACCAACAACCAGATCAGACTTTAAAGAAAATTGCCTACGTCGTTTAGGTAAACCTGTTATTGAAATTAATGTTGATGACGATCAGGTTGAGGATAGGATCGATGAAGCTCTTCGCTACTTCTGGGACTATCATTTCGACGGCGCTGAAAAAGTTCATTACAAGTATCAAGTTACTCAACAAGACAAAGACAACAAATATATTACAATGCCAGAAAATATCATTGGCGTTATTAATATATTTGATCTTGGGTCCGCTCTTGGTACTAACAATCTATTCAATATTCGTTATCAGATCGCTCTTAATGACCTTTACACCTTAACATCTGTATCTATGGTGCCATACTATATGGCTATGCAACATATTCAGTTTCTTGAGTTTATGCTTGTTGGTAAACAGCCACTAAGATACAATCGCCATATCAACAAACTTTATATCGATATGGACTGGGATCGTATGAACGTAGGCGAATACATTATTGTAGAAGCTTATCAAGTAGTAGACCCAGATGTATATACTGATGCTTGGTCTGATCGTTGGTTGCTTCGTTACGCTGCTTGTTTGATTAAACAGCAGTGGGGCACTAACCTTAAAAAGTTTGATGGTATGAAGATGCCAGGTGGTTTAACATTCAATGGTCAAAAAATATATGATGAAGCTACCAATGAACGCGAAGCTTTAGAAAGAGAAATGATATTCTCTTACTCACTACCAGCAACGGATATGATTGGGTAATGGCTACTAATTTCTTTTTCAATAACTTTCAATCGTCTCAAGAGCAAACGCTTCTTGAAAATCTTATTATAGAATCTATTAAGATTTACGGCGAAGATATGTATTATATACCTCGTAAGCTAAACAATTACGATGAAGTATATGGCGCTGACGATCAATCAAGTTATGAAAATGCATATATGATAGAAATGTACATTAAGTCTGTTGATGGATTTAGTGGCGATGGCAATTTTATGTCTAAATTTGGTATAGAAATTAGAGACCAAGTAATATTTTCTGTAGCTCGCAGAATTTTTAATGATGAAGTTGGATCATATACTACACAAGTTCGACCAAATGAAGGCGATCTAATTTATTTTCCATTAAACCAAAAGTGTTTCCAGATTAAGTATGTTAATAAGCATGAAATGTTCTATCAACTTGGTACATTACAAACATGGGAAATGACTTGCGAGTTGTTTGAGTATGCTGGTGAAACTATTAATACTGGTATACCTGAAATTGATAAACTTCAAAAACTATTTGATACAAACCAATATCATTGGACTGTAAAAGATGAAGACGGCGGTCCTATTCTTACAGAAGATGGTGATCTGATTGTTCTTGAGGGTTCTAGTGTAGATAACTGAATATTTGCTGCAGATAATGATGAGATTCAGAGGGAGTCTGATCTGTTTGTTGACTTTACAGCTTACGATCCATTCTCAGAAAGATCAATATAATGTTTGGTGGTCCATTTTATTTTAGTCTTATTAGAAAATATGTTATTCTTGTTGGAACTTTGTTTAACAATATTAGAATAACTAGAACAAACTCCTCAGGCGATGTTACTTCCCTGTTAAAAGTTCCTATTACATACGCTCCAAAAGATAAAATGTTAGCTCGTGTTATACAGGATCCTGGTATTGACAGACCTACAGCTACAGCTCCATTGCCTCTTATTTCTTTCGAAATGGGCAAGATGTCATATGATGGAGAAAGAAAGCTACCAACAACTGGTAGAATGGCTGTAAAAAATGCTACTGATGCTGACAAATTTAAATATCAGTACAACCCAGTTCCGTATAATATAGATTTTAAAGTTTATATCTATGCTAAACAAACTGATGATGCTACAAAAATAATTGAACAGATACTTCCATACTTTACACCTGATTGGACTACTACGGTAAACTTGATTCCTGAAATGGAAGTTACTATGGATATTCCAATTATATTAAATAATATTAGTTATAATGATACTTATGATGGTTCTTACAAACAACGTAGAGCTATCATATGGGAACTTGATTTAACTCTTAAAGGGTATATTTACGGACCAGTTAAAAGCGGTGGTATTATTAAGTTTGTTAATGCTAATTTCTACATACCAAATGTAGAAGATGGTAAACTTGTTACAGCAGTAGGCAATACAGCTATAGCTGAAAAGGTAACGGTACAACCTGGAATGTATTCTAACGGTTCGCCTTTAAATTATTATGGTCAGGCGAACAGTAATCTTGCAACAGTTAGTTACAATGAAATAGACGTTGATGATGACTATGGATTTATAACTATGATTTATGACGAAACTGAAATAGAATGAATGAACAATCTAATAATGATCCAATTGGTAGAGCTTTAGGCATAAACCCTTTAACAACTTCTACTATTAGTAATATCGTAGCTGATGCTCATAACGATAGCGCCAAAGCTGATTTCGAAACAGCAAGAGCAAATATCTTGACCATGATAGAAGAAGGTCAAGATGCTATGCACAAACTAACGCAAATAGCGACCCAATCTCAGCACCCAAGAGCTTTCGAAGTTCTTGCTAAGATGATGGAAACTATGCTTCAGGCTAATAAAGATCTTATGAGTCTTCAAAAAGATATTCGCGAATTAGATGCTGCAGATAGCCCAATAAATGAAAAGGCTAAGACTATTAATAACAACTTATTTGTGGGATCTACTGCAGAACTACAAAAAATGATAGAACAGATGAAGAATGGTAATGGATAACCTAGACTTACGTGGTTATAAAGGTAATGCTAATCTAAAAAGATCCAATCAGCCTATTGATTGGACGCCAGAACTTGTTCAAGAGTATATACGTTGTTCTCAAGACGTTGTATATTTTACTGAAACATATATGAAAATTATTAGCATTGATAAAGGTCTTGTCAATTTTAAACTATACCCTTATCAAAAGCAAATGTTGTATAACTTTTCCAAAGGCAGATTCAATATCGTAACTACTGCCCGTCAGGCTGGTAAGTCTACTACAACCTGCGCCTTTATTCTTTGGTATATCATATTTCATGCTGATAAAACTGTTGCTCTCTTGGCTAACAAAGGCGATACTGCTCGTGAAATTTTAGGTCGTATTCAGCTCGCGTATCAGCATCTACCAAGATGGTTACAGCAGGGTGTTAAAGAATGGAACAAAGGTTCTTTTGAACTTGAAAATAATTCGCGTGTTCTTGCTGCTGCTACTAGCTCTGATGCTATCCGTGGTTATTCTATCAACCTTTTGTTTATCGACGAAGCTGCGTTCATTGAAAACTGGGACGAGTTCTTCACCTCAGTTTATCCTACTATTTCATCTGGTCAAGAATCTAAAATTATTCTAGTTTCTACGCCTAACGGTTTGAACCACTTCTACAGTATTTGGGTAAACGCCAAAGAAAATAGAAACGGATATAATTACATGTTCGTTCGTTGGGAAAACGTTCCAGGGCGTGACGAAAAGTGGAGAGAAAATACTCTTGCTGCTATGAACTTCGATTTAGAGAAGTTTGATCAGGAGTACAATTGCGAATTCCTAGGTAGCTCTGGTACGCTTATTGCTGGTTGGAAGTTGAAAGAATTAGTGCACCAAAACCCAGTAGTAGAACGTGAAGGACTAATTCAATATAACTCTCCAGAAGAGCAGCATATCTATATGATTATTTGCGACGTTAGTCGCGGTAAAGGACTAGACTATTCAGCTTTCCAGGTTATAGATGTTTCTAAAATGCCATACAGTCAGGTAGCTGTTTATAGAAACAACGCTGTAACACCTGCAGATTATGCTGATGTTATTCACAGAATAGCCAAGGCGTATAATAATGCTTCTGTGCTTGTTGAAGTCAATGATATTGGCGAACAAACAGCGCATACTTTACATTATGACTTTTCATATGACAATGTTTTGTTTACTGAAAATGCTGGAAGAAGCGGTAAACGTATTACTTTAGGGTTTGGTGGTACAGGAAATTCTATAGCTAAAGGTAAAAAAGATAAAGGAATTAGAACTACCAAAGTAGTTAAGGCAGTTGGTTGTTCTATTTTGAAGTTGTTAATCGAAGGTAATCAACTTATAATTAACGACTTTCATACTATAAATGAACTTTCTACATTTTCTAGAAAGAACAATTCTTACGAAGCAGAGCCAGGAAAACACGACGACCTTGTAATGTGTCTAGTGCTTTTTGCTTGGCTAACTGAACAGCAGTATTTCAAAGATTACACTGACATAAGTACTCTTATGTCCTTAAGAGAAAAAACAGAGGAAGATATGGAGCAAGATCTAGCTCCTTTTGGTTTTGTATTCGACGGTCGTGATGAATACGATG